TTTTTGGAGAAATTTACGGCGAAAATAGCAGGCAAAAGTTTTTATTGCAAAACGAAAACCCGCCTGTTATAATCCCTATCAAACCACATCCGGGACGGCGAGTTCTATACTTTACAATATTCAATTATTGTAGAGTATACATCAGAAAGCCGCCCGATGTCAAGAAAGGCGGTTATTTTTATGAATACTGATACGACAATTACAAATGCAAGTCAAAAGCTGATGACCACGAATGAGGCGGCGAAATTTTTGGACGTTTCGGCTCGTACTCTCAAACGCTGGAGAAAGTTCGGCAATTTGATCCCTGTTATAAATGAAGGACAAGGAAAAATTTTCTATTCTTCCACACAGATCGAGATGATAAAAAACTTAATCAACCAGCAGGGTGACAACCTCAAGGGTGACACACTTCTCAAGGGTGACACGCTCAAGGGTGACACACTTCTCAAGGGTGACAACCTCAAGGGTGACACGCTCCTCAAGGGTGACAACCTCAAGGGTGACACGCTCCTCAAGGGTGACACGCTCCTCAAGGGTGACACGCTCCTCAAGGGTGACAACTTTGTAAAAAAATTCAAAGGCGGGCTTAAAATTGACAAAAATGTAAAAGAAAGTATAAAACATATACCGCCTGAAACTATGGCAAATTACGGACTTTTGACAGCGGCAAGAAAGAGCGGTTATATTTGTCCGTTTTGCGGCAACGGTTCAGGAGAGGACGGCACGGGCATTGATATGAGTTTGCTTAATTCGGGTTATCAAGGGCATTGCTTTAAGTGCGGGAAGGACTTTGATATTTTCGATATTGTTGCTCAGAAAAATCATCTTGATACTGACGCAAATTTTTCTGAGGTCGTGCAGGAGACGGAAAATATTTTTAACGGCGTGCAGAAAGTTCAAAATAAGCCTGCTCCCGCCGAAAAAAAGGCTGTAAAACCTGTAAAAAATTTCTTTGCGGATATGAAGCGTGCAAACAGCCGCTTAAATGGGTTTATCGCGGCTCAGGGCGGTTCGTGGCGTGGTTTGACGTATGAGACTTTGAATAAATTTTTCTGTGGCTATGAACCCGAACACATAACGCACTGGCGGGACGATAAAAAAGAATGGCATCACGAGAAAACGCCGCGAATGATTATCCCTTCAAGTCCGACGCATTATTTGGCTCGGCTGATCGGAAATGTTGACGACTTAGGACTTTCGGCAGACGCGAAAAATGCCATTAAGCCGAAACAACATCAAGGGACGAAGACAATTTTCGGGAAGAAAAATGCTTTAGCTCTCGACAACGATTATATTTTTACAACAGAGGGCGAAATAAATGCGATGAGTATTTATCAAAGCGGTTATCCTGCGATAGCGTTTTGCGGATCGGATATCTCGAAGGAAATGCAGAAAGAAATTGAAGAATTTCCCGAAAGTAAAAAGTTTCTGATACTTTTCGACAACGACGACACCGGCAAAAAGAAGTCGCAAAAAATTTTGAAGATACTCGACGAACTCAAACGCGAAGCCGTAATTTTACACCTCGATACAAAATATAATGATCCGAATGAATTTCTGCTGGCAGACGCGGACGGATTCAAAAAAGAACTCGACAAACTCTTTGAGCAAGGCAAAACGCAGATTGAAAACAAGCTCAAAGTACGTGCAGAACTGGACGCGGAACTTGCAAAATTTAAGGCTGATACAACAAAAAACGCGGTTGAAACTTGTCCGATAGATTTGGCAATTCCGCAAAAATATTTCTTCTGCGAGCAAGGAATTTATTTGAGGGTTATCAATAAGAAAGGCGAGGAGCAAGAACCAATTTGTTTGTCCGATACTCCAATGGTAGTAACAAGAATCATCACTACAACGAAGTCGGAAGATGCACAAGTAGAAATTGCAGTCTATAACCGCAAGAAAAAATATTGGCTTACGCATATAATTCCGCGTGAGGTGTTCGACTCAAAAAATATCGCGACACTGTTGAAGTTTAACGCGTCGATAAAGACTGAGGGCAAGACAAAACTTCCTGACTACTTCGACGATTTAATAAATAATCCGCATAACCTTTTGGCGATACCGTATACAATTCTGTACAAAATGCCGGGCTGGACTGATGAGAATTGCGAGACATTTATTTATCCTCCGGGCGACGGCGAAAACTTCACGATAAAAGCCAACGGAGTAGATTACAGCAAAGCTTTCACCGACTCCGGCGACAAAAATTTATGGCTGGAACTGTTCAAAGAAACATTTGCAAAGTCTTGGGTTTTCCGCGTGTCAGTCGGCTATACACTTGCTGCACCGCTCTTGAAAATCTGCAGTGTTCGTAACATTCAACTCGCACTTATCGCACCGAGCGGAAGCGGAAAGTCAGCAATATTAAAATTGGCACTGAGCATTTTCGGCGATACCGAACATCTCAAAAGAACGTTCAACGGCACAGCCAACGCCATCGACGAGTTAGCAGTGAACTTTAATGATCTGCCGAGTTGGTTAGATGAATTTCAATCCGCTAAAGAAAATTTAAAAGCCAATGTCCAAACTCTTTTCTATAATTTTGCGGAAGGCGTAAGCCGTTCAAAGCTCAACAAAGACAGCAAGCAACGCGAAATTTTACATTTCAGAGGTTCAAGGCTGTACAGTGCAGAGCAAGCAGTTTTGAAAGATAATGTTAATCAAGGTGCAGAAAACAGAATGATAGAACTCAAAACTCAGTATGCTTTGCCGAATGATTTAGCCATGAAAATCCATCGTGCAGTCTCGAAAAATTTTGGATTCTACGGCAAACAATGGATTGAGTACATCATAGAACATAAAAAAGAAATTGCCGACCTCTACGAAGAACTTTTGACGCAGCACGACGATCCGGATTATTCTTCAAGTCATATTCAAGCATTGTCGCTGATGACGGCGGCGAACATACATTTCTTGAAAATGCTGAACCTCTATGAAGTTTTGGAATGCAGCGACGGCGAAGATGAAATGATCTACTATGTGATGAAGGAGATAGACATCGCAAACGTTGAAAAAATTCTGCCGACAACATCGGAGAGCAAGAATATAAGCCGAGCATTAGCCTATATCAAAGAGCTTGTCCACACGCACGACGCAAAATTTACGAAAGAAAATCTGCCGCTTAAAAATCCCGACGTAGAAAGTTATGTCGGCTCGACTTACCAAAAATTTGAATATCCGAAAGTAGCCCCGATATTGGGCGTGAAGTTCCTCAAACGTACAGAGTCGGGAAATTGGGACACCGGCGGCGACATCGGCTTTTATCCGAAACAGCTGGAGGCGTATTTGGAGAAAGAAGCGGGCTTTTCTGATGCAAAGACCATTATGCAGGGCTTACTTGCAGAAGGCATTATCCTCCAGAATTGCAAGCGTCCTTGCCAATATGCCAAAAAGTTCGACGAGAAAACAGCTTATTTCTACTATTTCCCCGCTAAAGTCTTTGAAGACGAGGACTGAGAAAAATGTAAATATCGAAGTGTAAAAATAGAGTACTGTTAAAAAAATGCTTTTTTAAAGGATTTTGGCTATAAATGGCGTATTTATAAGGAAAACCCAATAAAATCGAATATGTCGGTTGTCAAGGTTGTCAAGCGGTTGTCAAGTACTTGTCAACCGTAAAAATGGCGTATTTACGCCATTAAAAGTACTTACTTTTACAAAGGTTGTCAAATCTTAAAAAATATATCTATCTTATTGGGCATTTTTCAAAATTTTTTATATAAGTCAAAGTCCACTTTGACTTATATAAAAAAAATGAAAAAATTAAAAATACTTGTTGATATATGTGGGAAGATTTGACAACCGCGGCGAGGAGAAAAATTAACCGCACCGTTGCGGGGTCGCGAAGTCAAAAAAGGTTGTCAAGCGATTTGACAACCGCGAGTGTCTAAATGTTGCCCAAATTTAAGAAAAAAGGACAAATCGCATAATGACGGGATTCTTGCTTTAAAAACCCAACTAAAATGAAGGGTTTTTACAATCTGAATTTTCTATGTAGAACAAAACGTCAATTCAGCAATTTTTCAGAAAAAATTCATCAAAATTTCAGAAATGAAAAAAATATGAAATCCGAAAAAACGAAATTTTTGATATAAGACAAAAAGTCAAGCCGATTTTGGGCATTTTATGAATTTGTCAATACATATTCATTCAGGTTATTTTCAGATAAGAGGAGTGTAAACGATGAGGATAAAAATTTTGGACGTTATTCGGGAGTTGACGGAGAAAATTTTGCGTATGGAGTCGAAAGTTTTGCGTTGGAAGTTGCTCATCGGGAACTGCACGAATGAGTTGGACGGCATGCCGCATGCAAAAAATAATTCGTCGCAGGTTGACTCATTGGTGGCGAGAATAGTGGACGGCGAAAACAAAGTCGAAGAGCTTAAGCAGATAAAGCAGGTCTGCACGATAGAACTTTCGGACTGGCTGGAGGCAAAATTTGAAGATAATCATATATATAAAGTGATGTTCCTGAGATATGGATTGTGCAAGCCGTTTAAGACGATAGCAAAGGAGCTTGGCTACAGTGAGAGAATGGTTTACAGATTTCACCGCACGGCATTGGAAGAATTAAGAATGAAGAATTTATAATTAAGAATGAGAAGATAATTCATAATTCTTAATTCGTTAAGTTGTCAGTTGCATGTCAGTAATTGAATGTGATAATATTCAGGCTGGAGAGAATTTATAATTAAGAATGAGAAGATAATTCATAATTCTTAATTCATAATTCTAAATTGAAAAAAGGTACTGTGCTGGCGGAGGATATGCGGGGCGAAGGCGACCGCCGCGATTTCTCTAGGCACAAAAATTTTTTTCGCCTTAAAGTGGCATAACGGCGGCATTTCTAAGGAAGATTATAAAATAATGACGGAAGACATAAAAAAAGTTACGGGAAATTTTAAGGCGTGGACGGTAACGCAGACGCTTTTTGCTCAGATTATCGGCGTGTCAATTCCGAGAGTGAACCAACTGATCGAGGAAGGAATTGTGCATAGAAATCCGGCTGATAAGTCGGGCGGCGTGCTTTTGATACAGAGCCTGAAAGATGTTATTGAATCGAGAAAGAGCGGTTCAAACTCTGACGGTGGAAACAGCGACGCTAATTTTTGGAAGGAACGCGGGCTTCATGAGAAAGCAAAGCGACAGATGGCGGAGCTGAAGTATAAGAAGGCAGAAGGAGCGGTTTATGATGCGTCGACGGTAGAAATGGCTTTTATCGAGATGTTGACGACGCTTAGAAGTCATTTGCTGGGCTTGCCGTCGAAGTTTGCGGTACAGCTTGAAGGCAAAAGTCGCAGTGAAATATATGACGTACTGACGAAGGAAATTGAGGAAAAACTAATGGAGTTGTCGCAGTCATATAATGCAGATGACTTTGCTGATGACATTGTCGCAGAGGAAGAATAATTAAGAATGAAGAATTTAGAATTAAGAATGAGAAAATAATTTTTAATTCATAATTCATAATTCCTCAAGTGGCGGCGATAAAAGTTTGTAACATTATGAAAACAAAAAGGCAATTACTGAAAAAAGTTTTGTCCGTAGGAATGAAGCCGCAATCTAAGTTGACGGTGACACAGTGGGCGGATAAATATCGCGTAATATCTGAAGGAAATGCAGAGCCGGGCAAATGGAAAACGTCACGGGCTAAGTACCTCAAAGAGATTATGAATAGTTTTTCAATGTCGGGCGTTCACAGAGTTGTTATAATGTCGTCGGCACAGGTGGGCAAAAGCTCGGTACTTGAAAATGTTATCGGGCGTTTTGTTACGGTTGATCCGTCGCTTATAATGGTAGTGCAACCGACTTTAGAAATGGCGAATGATTTTTCTAAAAGTCGACTGTCCAAAATGATTTCTGACACGAAAATATTAACGCCGCTGTTCTATGGCAAGGGCGAAACTGCTAAAACCCGAAACGCAGAGCAGACATTACTGTCGAAATTTTATAGAGGCGGGCGAATAGTTTTAGTAGGAGCGAACTCACCTGCAGGATTGGCAAGCCGTCCGATAAGGATTTTACTTTGCGATGAAGTTGATAGATTTCCCGAATCGGCGAAAGATGAGGGCGATGTTATATCACTGGCAGAAAAGAGGCAGTCAACTTTCTGGAACAAGGTCACGGGCTTATTTTCGACTCCGACGACGGCGGGAGCAAGCAGAATAGAAGTAGAATATAAGGCAGGGACGCAGGAGGAATGGCAACATAAATGTCCGAATTGCGGCGAATTTCACAGGCTGGACTTTCGGCAGATGTTGACGGAGCATAACGAAATACGAGACGACGCGGGAAATAAAACCGTGATAGTCAAGTCGGTTCGTTGGCAGTGTCCTGATTGCGGAATGGACTTTGACGAAATGCAAATAAAAAATTCCCCTGCGAAATATGTCGCCCAAAATCCTGACGCTTTGCAGAATGGAATTAGAAGTTTTTGGCTGAATGCGTTTAGTTCGCCGTGGTTATCGTGGAAAGACATAATGCGGGAGTGGTTCGAGGCTAAAGGCAATCCTGCACGCGAAAAGGTTGTTTATAATACGCGATTCGGGCTGAGTTATGAATTACGCGGCGAATATGACGACGAGAATGAATTTTTAAATCGGCGTGAAGAATATCCGGCGGAACTTCCTCAAGGCGTTTTGTTGTTGACGGGAGCAGTTGACGTGCAGCAGAATCGGCTTGAATATGAAATTGCGGGCTGGGGTATGGGTGAAGCTCGGTGGGGAATTTTACGCGGGATAATTCCTTTGTCTCCTGCGAATCCTGAAAGCTGGCTGGCACTCGATGAAGTTTTAGACCGCGAATATCATTTTGCAAACGGGCAAGCCTTGAAAGTTGCAAGGACATTTGTAGACAGCGGCTTTTTTACGCGGCGGGTATATGATTATTGCTCGACTCGCATGCACAAAGGCAGATTTCCGATAAAAGGCATAGGAGCGGCGGGACTTCCGCTTATCAAAGGATACGGCAAGCCGAAAAACTCGGCGGTAGTATTGACATTGCTCGGAGTAAATGACGGCAAGCAAGAAATTTTTTCACGGCTGGGCATAAAAGAGCCGGGCGATTTATATATGCATTTCCCGAAAGAGGATAAATTTTTCGAATGTGAACTGGGAGAAACAGGCGGCACTAATAAATCAGGCGGTTTATCAGCCGGAGAAAAAAGTTCAGGCAAATAAAAAGTCGGTCAATGCGTCAAAAACATTAGAGCTTTATTAGCAGACTGACGGGGCGGAAGTTAGAATTTATCGATCAGAAGCCCTGAGATAAAGCCTCTGTTTCGCTTGAAGCGTTTTCTTTTTCGGGGATATCCGCCGCTTAATTTTTCGGGGATTGACAGCGAATTTTCAAGCAGAGTATTAAGCAGTTTATTAGAGTTCGTGAAACCCTCTTTTACAGCGTCGAGCAAAAATTTATCGACCGGGAAGATGCACAAATTCCCGTTATGCCAAAAACCTCTTTCAGGTTCAACGGGCGGTTTTGCTCCGTTTCTGGGGGCAAAGTGGTGTAAATTTTTTGCGATCCAACCTCTGAGGAAAGTTTTCACGCTTTCGGCATCATAGAGACTTTTTTTATCGGGCGTAGGTTTTTCATCGTTGAGAATTTCAAAAGCACGCTTGAGAAATTTATCGCGTAAAGATTTTGTGTCGGTAATTTTTGACATTTCAAGAAGTAACTCGGCTTTTCTTTTTTTCTGTTGCCATTCATCGGATTCATTTTCCACAGAGTAGTAGCCGGTTTTTCTGATAGAGGGGAGGACTTCACTTGTCACCCAATGCTTGAATTCCTTAGCTTTCGGCAGTTTTGAACCGAAGATCAAAGAGTAAAGTCCGCTTTCGTTGATAATCACCATTTTTTGCTTTCCACGAGGGGTCGGCAAAACACCGACCCCTTTGTCTTCTGCGTCAACGTGTGCGGCGATTGCGTCTGCCGTTCTCTCATAACCGAGAATAGACGCGACATCTTTGCCGACAAAATGAATTTCGCCGTTAATTTCGACAGTGCGGAGTTGCCCGAACTCCTTGTGGTTAAAAACCTGCAATTTGTTTGTCATAAAAATCCTTCCTTTCAAAACAACTTTATACAAAACCGTTGACTTTTGATAATTTAGTTTTTCATAAGTAGCCACTCCTTTTGACAACCATTGACAACTTTGGCAACTTCGGCTATAATCACCACAATAAAATATTGTGTGTCGCCTGTGAAGTTTTTGTTTTACGATGAAATTATAACACAGGCGTTTTAGTTTGTCAAAAAATAAAGCCGCTCTGAAGAAGGGCGGCTGTTTTAGTTTTGAGGTGTTTAAAAATGTTGGTCAAAGATGTTCAACGTGAGAGATTGAAATTATATCTTGAGTGCGAGAAAAAAATTTTGATAAATCAATCTTATTCAATCGGCGGGCGTGTTTATACTCGTGCAGACCTCAACACAGTCCGAAAAATTATTGCTGATTTAATAGACAGCGGCGTTACTCTTGAAGATGAAAAGGCAGTAAACGGCAGGACGCGGCGGGTTGTCTTTATTGAATGAAGAATTAAGAACTTCAACGAATGAAGAATTAAGGATTAAGAATTAAAAATTATTTTGGAGAAATTTTTATGGGTAGAAAAACAAAAGTTCGCGATAAGCCTGTACCGATTATAAAAAATTCAGGGTACAGCGATGAAGGGGCTTCTCTTACCAAAAAGACGCTAAAATCTTGGTTGCCGTCGCATTATTCGGCAAAGTCGGACATAGACGCAAATTTATCGACGCTAAGAGACCGTGCGGCAACGTTGGCATTAAGTCCGATAGGTGCGGCGGCGATAAAAACTCAGGCGACGGGCGTAATAAATGCGGGGCTGAAATTATTTCCTGCAGTCAACGGTGAACTTTTGGGAATTTCAGACGACGAGGCAAAGGCTTGGAACAGGAAAACCAAGTCCGAGTTTGAACTTTGGGCGAATAGTCTCAGCTGTGATTTTTACGGCAGAAATAATTTCTACGAACTACAGCGGATAGCTTATATCAATGAGCTTGTCGACGGAGATTGTTTTTGTTTATTTCGTCGCAGAGTTCCGAAGTCCGATATTCCCTATACTTTGAAACTTCAGCTTATAGAGGCGGGCAGAGTTTCAAATCCGTTAGACGGCGGCGGAATTATCGGCGGGGCGAATAGTCTTGTCGAAATGGAAGGGAC